CCTGGAACAACTGGGCAAGGCCGACGTATCCGGCAAGTTCCGCAACATGACCGGCGAAGTCGGCAAGTTCGGGCGGCGTACAGCCATGCTGGGTGGTGCGGCCGCCGGTGGGATCTTCGCGGTGGCCAACTCAACGGCGACCCTGGGCGACAGCGTTGCAAAGACCGCCGACAAGATCGGTGTGGCCCTGGGGCCCTACCAGGAATTGCGCTACGCAGCAGAACGATCAGGCATATCCACGCAGAAGCTGGACAGCAACATGGTGGCCTTTACCAAGCGGTTGGGTGAAGCCAAGCAAGGTACTGGCGCGGCGCGCAAAGCATACGACCAGCTGGGCCTGTCATCGGCGCGGCTGGCCGAAATGACACCGGAAGACGCGCTGAACGTGGTGGCCGATCGGCTGGCCCAGGTGGACAGCCAAACCGAACGGGTGGCGCTGGCATCTCAGATGTTCAGCCGCGAAGGCGTTGGCATGGTCAACATGCTGAAAGACGGCAGCGGCGGCCTGAAGGAGCTGCGAAGGCAGGCGCAGGAAACCGGCTATGTGCTGAGCGATAAAGCCGCGCGGGATGCCGAGGTGTTCAAGGACTCGCTTCTGGACGCACAGCTAGGCTTGGCCGGCATGAAGAACACGATCGGTGCCGAGCTTATGCCCGCGATCAGCGACATGATGGGAGACCTGTCTGGCTGGATGAAAGAGAACCGGGACCACGTGAAAGCCTTCGCGAAGGATTTCGGGCAGCGACTCAAGGATGCCGTTCCGGTGCTTCGGGATATAGCGACGGGCGCTGCTTCTATGGCAGGCACTCTGGCGTCCATAACCGGTGCTCTGGCTAAGGTGGTTGGTGGCTTCGATAACTTGGGCATGATCATCGCTTTCCTTTTCGCGATGAAGCCGGTCATGGCCATTCTGGCTTTCGGCAAGGCTATCTTTGCAGCCACAACCGCCGTTATAGGGCTGGCCGGTGGACTGCCCGCCGTGGCGGCTGGCGTTAAAGCAATCGGCGCCGCCCTGACCGCCAACCCGATTGGCATCATCATTGCCGCCATCGGGGCGGCGGCCTACCTGATCTATAAGAACTGGGATGGCATAGCCAGCTGGTTCAAAGGGATCTGGGGTGAAGTGAAGGCGCGTTCGGTGATGGCCTGGGCGGCATTGCCAAGCTCCTGGTGAACTGGTCGCCGATAGGCCTGCTCTACAAAGGCTTCTCCGCCCTTATGAGCTGGCTGGGCGTAGACATGCCAGCCAACCTTACCGGCGCCGGCGGCAAGATGATCGCTGGCCTGGTGTCGGGAATCCGCAACGCGGCCAGCGCTGTGGCTGGCGTCCTGTCCGGACTCTGGGGAAACATTAAAGGCGCGTTTAGCGACGGCATAGCCGGTGTCGGCAAGCTGATCCTCAACTGGTCGCCGCTGGGGCTTTTCTACAAAGCGTTCAAAGGCGTACTGGGCTGGTTCGGTGTAGACCTGCCCGAGAGCTTCACCGGCTTCGGAAAGCAGATTCTGGACGGACTGGTGGGCGGCATCATGGGCGGCCTGAACAAGGTAAAAGAAACCATCACCGGCGCCGGCCAGAAAGCCATCGGCTGGTTCAAGGGCGTGCTGGGCATCAAGTCACCATCACGTGTGTTCATGGGTGCCGGGCGGGATACCCTGGAGGGCTACCGCCAGGGCCTGCAAAAACAGGAACCCAAGGCCCTGAAGCAAGTGGACAGTTTCGGCAAGCGCGTGCGCCAGGCGGGTGCGGGCATTGCCATCGGGGCAAGCGCCCTGCCGGCCGCGGCCGGTGATGTCCAGTTCGACAACCGCCCACCGGTAACCGGAGCGGCCGCCACGCAGCAGCAGCCAGCGGGCGACAGCATCACCATCAACGTTAATGCTGCCCAGGGCCAGAGCGCTCAGGAGATCGCCGCAGAGGTTCAACGCATCCTGGCAGAGCGTGACAGAGCCAAAGCCACCCGCGCCCGCAGCGCCCTGTATGACCGGGACTAACTGAGAGAGCTAAGCCATGATGATGACCCTGGGCATGTTCGTGTTCGAGGTAAAATCCCTGCCTTACCAGCAGCTGCAGCGCGCCAGCCAGTGGCGACACGCCAGCCAGTCCCGCGTAGGCCAGCGGCCGGGTTACCAGTACCTGGGGCCGGGGGAAGACACCATCAGCCTGTCGGGCACACTGTACCCGGAGCTCACCGGCGGCCGAGTTACGCTGGACGACGTCCGCATTATGGCGGATGAAGGCAAAGCATGGCCGCTGATTGAAGGCTCTGGCCGGGTGTACGGCTTCTGGGCCATCACCGGTGTGAGCGAAACCAGCTCCGTGTTCTTTGCCGACGGCGTACCCCGCAAGATTGACTTCAGCATAGACCTGGTACGGGTAGACGAAGACAACTTCCAGGCCTTCCGGGATCAAGCCGGTACCAGCCGCGATGCCGGCATCGGCCTTGGCCTGTACGCACCGCGCCGCAGCGGCGGCGGGATGATCGGCTGATGCAGCACCGAGCCCCCTCTTACCGCCTGGTGGTGAACGGCACCAACATAACCCCCACCGTGAACGGCCGCCTGATCGACATGACGCTGGATGAAACGCCAGGAGACGAGGCGGACACCCTGACGATAGCCATCAGCGACCACGACCACCTGGTGGATATCCCGCCGAAGGGCGCGGAAATAGAAATGGCCATGGGCTGGAAGGGCCAGACGCTGACCGAAAAAGGCGTGTTCATCGTGGACGAGGCCAGCTTCACAGGCCCGCCAAACCAGATAAGCATTACCGCCCGCAGCGCCGATATGCGCAACGATCTGCCAACCCGTAAAACCCGCTCGTGGCACGATCTTTCTCTGGGGGATATCGTCAGCGAGATCGCTGCCAGCAGCAGCCTGGAGCCAGTAATTTCACAGCGCCTGAGCGCCATCAGCATCGAGCACCTGGACCAGACCGACGAATCCGACCTCAACCTGTTAAGCCGCCTGGCAGAGAGGCACGACGCCATCAGTGCCGTAAAGGCCGGGCGGCTGCTGTTCAGCCCCAGGGGAGAGGCCCGCACAGCCAGTGGCAATGCCCTGCCCAAGATATCGGTAACCCCACAATCAGGTGATCAGTACAGCTACCGGGAGATAGACCGCGACAATTACACCGGCGTGGTGGCCTTCTGGGACAACCTGGAAGAAGGTCGGCAGGTGCAGGCCATGGCCGGTACCGACGAGCGCGTAAAGCGCCTGCGCAGCACCTACCCCAACGAAGACGAAGCCCTGGCCGCCGCCAACGCGGAACTGCAGCGGCTGGCGCGGGGTGAAGCCGAATTCAGCCTAACCCTGGCCGTTGGCCGCCCCGACGTGGGCCCGGAATGGCGCATGAGCGTGAACGGCCTGAAGCCCCAGATCAACGGGCGTCAATGGGTTATAACCCGCGCCAGCCATAGCCTCAGCGACAGCGGCCTTATCACTTCCATCAACGCAGAAACCCTAACCCAATAGGAGTACCCCATGTTTTACGTCTGGTTCTGGCTGTTACTGATCGACCTGCCCCTGGCCATCCTCCGCGTGCTGGTGGCCATAATTGGCCCGGCAGTGGTGCTGGTCGCCCTACCGTTCGCAAGGCCTAAGGGTCACCACGGCAACCCGGAGTTCCCCGGCTGGGAAATGATGCGCCTGCCCCGGCTTTTCGCGCCCTGGGATAACCCGGACTACGGCACCCTGGGCAACCGCGCCTACGGCACCAGCAAAGCCTACAACCCGTTCTTCTACAAAAACCCCACCGGCTTCTGGAGCCAGTGGTACTGGCTGGCGATCCGCAACCCGGCCAACGGCCTGAGCAGGATGGCACTGTTCAGTTGCGTGCAGGGCGCTTGCGATTACGTGAGGCACGAAGGAAGACTGGTTGTCGACAACGGAAAGTACGGTCGCCAGGTCGTCTGGGCAAAGGATGGCTGGCGCTTGTTCACCGGCTTCTATGCCATGATGCCGTACTGCCCCTGGTTTGACTTTGAGTGCAGGATAGGTTTTAAGCTGTTGCCAGACGATCCGGAGCGGGAGCGGCCCGTGGGGATGACGTTCATCATCAACCCTTTCAAGCGAGCCGCTCGAAGATAGGGCTAGATCCTGCCGGGCTCCATCTGCAGGTTGATCACTCTTTTGGCGGCCGGGTCGTAGTCGCAGCGGTAGGTATAGTTCTGAAAGGCGCCATAGCGGTTAGAGAACTGAACCCGGTCACCGTAGAAGGTCAAAGTGCCAGCCTCCTTGTCCAACCACCCACGGCGGGTCAGCTTGGTGTCCGGGTAGGAGTCAGTCCACTTAACTTCATATTGCGCCTGGCGCTCGATTTCCCGCTCGCATCGGTTAGTAGCAGCTGCCCAGTGCTCCTCACCCCAACACTGTAGATCCTGCCGGCAGGCTTCCATTTCCGCCTTTTTAGCAGCGGCCTGGTCTTCTTCGCTTAACTTCGGGTTTTTAGTCGCAGGTTTCTCGGTCGGCTTATCGTCTGGTGAACACGCCACAATCGTAATCAACACCAGAACAACAATTCCGCCCAGTCCTGCCAGCATGTCCTTGCCACTAACACCGGGGCTTGATACGCCGCAGTTCGGGCATTTTTTTGCCTTGGTGGATACCTCTGCCTTGCACTCTTTGCACTTCGTCATAGCCATGGTTACTGCTCCCTTCGTCAAATACTGCCGCCCCCGGCTTCAAGGGCGACTACTACTAAAACTTAAAAAACCCTACCATCTCGCCAGTAACACTGCCCAACAATCTCCACCTGGTTCATGTTCTCAGGGTGGATATGCTCAGGCTGATAAACCGGGTTGTCGCTGGATACCCGGAGAGTTCCGTCAGTCATCTTCTGCAGGCGCTTAATGCGCAGCGAGTCACCGATCCTTATGGCAAATACGCCGTCAGGCTTCTTCCTGGACCGATCAATAAGAACCGTGTCACCCGTGGTTAGAGTGCCGTCCATTGAATCACCGGTAACGCGAATCGCTACCAGGTTATGAACATGCAGGCATTCGCGTGTTAGCCAGTCCTTCCGAAACTTTAAATAGGTGCTTATCAGCTCCTGGTCAAAAATGGACCCAGGGCCTGCACTGGCCTCGATGTCGTACACCGGGATTTCGCTGTAGTCCTCATCGGCGGTGATCCCATAATTAGACGCGGCTACTGCCACTGACATTCCGGGTTCAGAACCAAAAATAAGCCAGTCCATGCTCCGTCCCGTCTTCACGCAAAAATTGACGCAGTACTCAATTGGAATAGATCCACGGTTTTTCCAGTTGTAGACCGCCTGCTTCGAAGCTCCAACAAACTCGCCGACAAGCCCGTCATTCCTGGCGCCGATAACCTCTCTCATTCTGTGAATAATCTGTTCACTATTTAAAAGTCTTTCGCTCATTCTGGATAACGATAGGAACTTTAAATTCCCGTTTTGTTTACATTCTTGCGCATTGGGGTCTATCATTCTGTGTAATACATCGTTACACAGAGAATACACCATGAAGGATTCAAAAAAACCCGGCTACAGCCACCGAGCACCGTCTGGCGTTCTAACTGCCAAGCCTATTGCTCTGCGCCTTCTACCGGAAGAGAGAGCAGGCCTTGAAAAAGCCGCTCTGGCAGAGGGGCGATCCATGGCGTCTCAATCTCGAATTTTTTTCCTCCAGGGCCTTGCCAGTTATCAGGAAAGCACCTCCAGCTGATTCCCGGAGTAACGGCCCGGTAACTGCATCGGC